TCTAGCCTTATATCTCATGTTGCCTGTATCGAAGTCACCTTCCAATGATGTTGTCATTGGAGATCTTTCAAAATACTTAAATCCATCAGGACAGTCTGTTTTCAAGAAGAAAGCATCTGTGTCTGTCAGATAATTGTTTACAACATAACCATCAGGAATCATACCAGTATTATTGATAGCGTTAATGTCGTTATCAGATGTAGCAACTCTACCTGGAGTTTGCAGTAATCTGTCAGCAACAAACACTAATTGTGGTGGAACGATGAGTTTCATACCTTTTAACGCTATATTTAGACCTCTATCATCAGTAAATGTAGAGATACTAATTAAAGCATCTTCAAGTGAAGTTTCATTCAAGTCCGCCATAGTGGTAGCCCTGTTTGCTAGTGAACCGCCGCCGCCTAGTGGATGATCTGTAGCGATCAACACTTTGCCATCTCCACCTACTGTAGAGAACGCATTGTTCAATACAGCTGCAGCTTTGATTTGCTTTGTGTTAGCCATAGATCTAGCTAGTGCTTTGGTATATCTTGCTCCGAGTCTATCATATAGATTATCTTCAACTGCTTCTTCAGTTAGTGCGAAAGCTAAAGCTACTGTCTCGTGGGTGTAACGTGATGTATAACCTTCGTTAGCTGTATCAAATCTGACACCACTACCTTCTGATTTTACCTCTGCATTACCGAATCCTACGATAAGAGTTTCTTCTTCAAACGCTCTATCAGAAGTTTCTGTATCAAAAATTTCTAAATGTTGAGCTTCGTATCTGGCATATTCCATACCGAACAAAGCATTTAGACCTGGCTCTAATTCTTTCGCTAATTGCGCTCTATTAATTGCCATTATTTATACTCCTGTTGGATCGATATAGAAATGCTCATTAAATTTAACAATAACGTTTACATTAGCTGAGCCTGTTGTGCTGTTGTCTGGATCACTCGAGAATCCCATGATTCTGAAAGTCGCAGTTGTCGCCGCTGTTGTTCCAGATAATTCTACGGCTGACATACCTGTTTTGGTAGAGCCAGCAGTATATGAAATATCTGCGTTCAAACCTACATCGGTTTGAGCTGGAGAACCTGCACTTTGGATTTCAAATACAGCATTAGGGTCATCATGTACAAACGCTACTATATCAGACGCTACAGTGCCATCAGGATAATGAGATTTAAATACAACATCACCGTTAGTATCGGTAAATTGACAACCTCTAAATACACCAATGGACTCATCACCAGCAGCAGACACTAAAATAGTACCTGTGTTGGTCATTTTCACTAAATCGCCTGAAAAAATATTCCCTGAAGCACCAGAGGCAATTTTATATTCTGTTGTTCCATTAGTTGTAACGCCAGAACCTAATTTACCTACAAGTCTTGCTCCAAATGGGGCATTTTTGTTAGCCATAATAAGTCACCTTATATTTGTTTATTAGTTTTAGTAATCAACTACGTTGACCACCGCCAAAAGTTACTTTGCTTTTTCTCTCTGGACTTAATATCGGAGAGTTTGGATCTGATTCCCTCATAAGATCATTATCAATAGCTTGTTGCTGTGTTTGTGCACGTTGGGCGAAATAGGAGTTTCTCTCTTCACGTGTTTCATTAGGAATCTTAGCCAAAAGCAGACCACCTCTTGCAACCACACCTGCGTGTTGACCTTGTTGCATTGAATCGTATTTGTTTTGATCTTCTTGACTTAACTGGTCAGCTCTAACGAGTTCAAAGCCCTCGCTCAATCTTGCAGTTATGTTTTTTCGATCTTCAACGCCTACATTCTCAGCTCTGATCCACCTGTAGGTATAACCATCAGGTGCAGGTGGAGTTTCCAAAGTAGATGGGGGGCTCCATGGTTTGCGAGCGACTTTTTCAGCTCGAGTGTCAGCAGAACGTGGTGTTCTGTTATTTGTTTTGTTGTTATTTTCTGTCATAACTATTACCTTTTAACATATTTTGCGTACTCTGTTAAGGGTACGTTTAATCTTTTTGCCATTTGAACTTCTG